ATCGCGAAGAGAACCGCAGAACTGTCCACAGCGCGAAAGAAAAAAGTCGGTGCGGTTATCGTCAAGGATGATCGCATCGTTTCTGTAGGCTACAATGGCACCCCTTCTGGGTGGGATAATAACTGCGAAGAGTGGAAACCAAACGAGGGTGTACACTTCGATGTGCCAGGCGAAGACATGGACATCTATGGTGATTGGCATACCAAGGAAGAGGTTCTTCATGCAGAGGCAAATGCAATCACTAAACTTGCACGGTCGACTGAGTCGGGTGAAGGTGCAACGTTGTTCTGTACACATCTACCATGCATCGAGTGTGCAAAACTGATTTATCAGACTGGCATAAATACTGTCTACTATGATGAAGAATACATAGCATCGAGGGGTAGCGGTAAAGAGTTTTTAGAGAAGTCTAACGTTCATTTGGAGAAACTATAATGTCAAAACCTGAATGGAAACAGATTTTACTTATGTGTATTCTTGTCCCGCTTGCTTTAGTGTGGGATATTGTGTATACTATTATCAGTTGGATCTATAAAGGTGCAACTTGGATTGATGAAAACGGTGGAGCTTACGTCGACAAAGTATTACGCTAATGAATATATTTTATCTTGATCCTGATCCTATAGTATGTGCTCAACAACATGTCGATAAACATGTTGTCAAAATGATTATTGAATATGCACAACTTATGTCAACCGCTCATCGAGTTTTGGACGGTAAGGAGTGGATGGGACGATCGATCACCGGTCGTAGTGTCAAACGATGGTTTCATCCAGATGCGTCAATGAATGAATATCTGTATAAAGCGTGTCACGTAAATCATCCATCTGCGAAGTGGGTTCGCGAATCTAGAGCCAATTACAATTGGTTATATGAACTATGGATCAACTTGTGTGATGAGTATACTCATCGATACGATAAGGAACATGTCACTCGAACAAAACTAGAGTACTTTCTTTTATTGTCTCCAATGAATATACCAGATGAACCTTTTACACAACCAACGCCAGCCATGTCACAATATCCTCACTGCATTGTTGAGGGTGACTCAGTCACTTCGTATCGACAGTTTTATTGGGAAGATAAATATCACTTCGCGAAGTGGACTAAACGAGATATACCAAAATGGTGGAAAAGGTATGAGTGGAAAAGGAAGCAAGCCGAGACCTTTGGCGGTGGATCAGAAAACGTTTTCTGATAACTGGGATAAGATATTCGAATCAGAGAATCCTTTAGAAAGACCTTTCGATATGTGGCGACACGAGTGTGCAAAGGAACGCGCAGTGTTGAACGTCGAGAAAGGCAAAGCATGTAATTGGTGTGGTCAATTTGAAGATGGGAGTTTCGATTGAAAATTGTAATTGCGGGTTATGGTCCAGTAGGACAAGCTATTGAGAATGTGTTGAAAGATCATCAAAGTGTTGATCTCTACATTGATGATCCATATAAGGAAAAAAACTTTCCTGAAGACTTGACTGACACTGTAGATGGTGTTATAATATGTGTTGCAACTCCTGCTAAGGATAGTGGTTTATGTGACACGTCTAACGTTGCAGATGTCTTTGAGAAATACGGTAACACCAAGTATCTCATTAAGAGTGCGGTCATACCGACATTCCTTGAAGACTATCCTGAGTTGGATATCACTGTGTCACCAGAGTTCCTTGCGAGTTCTAATGCAAATCGAAATCCTATCGAAGAGTTTCGTTTTCAGACGTTTGCCATCTATGGTGGTGGTTCAATGAGATTCTGGCATGAGTTGTTTAAACCGGTACTACCTTGTTTAAATGAGGTCAAGTTCTGTTCAAGAAATCAAGCGGCATTTGCGAAGTACGTAGAAAACACCTTCCTTGCGATGAAGGTTACGTTCTGGAATCAGATGTATCGCATCTACAATGATCTTGAATATGAAGATTTTGATGTGATGGTCGATGCGGTAGGTGTCGATCCTCGTATTGGAACAGGACATGCACAGGTACCAGGCCCCGATGGTAAGTTCGGGTTCGGTGGTCATTGTCTGCCCAAGGATGTAAATGCTTTACTTAACATGGCGTACAAAGACACCGACACCGACTTTCTTGAATCCTTACTTAGAGTAAATGGAAAATATCGTAATGACAACGTTTAAGACAAATATTAAACCAACCAAGAAAAAGAAAAAACCCGTAATCAGAAAAAGAATTAGAACTCTGGTGCCGCCACCAGATTGGGATCTGTTAAAGAAGGCAGAGACCGAAGAACAGATGTTACACGCATTCGAAGAGTGCGAGACCTTTGTACACTACGAAGTCACAGAACGCGAGTACCTACACTCGATGAAGAAGTGGATACGTGATCATAGTGGTTGGGGTATAAAGAACGTCACTGCACTTCCAGACGTATATCTGTTGGGTGTTGCGAAACATGGATGGAAGGCCATTCGACTAGGGTTCATGCCCAAAAAGTATGCGAATACTTTGAAAGAAATTCTGTTACCTCTATACGCAAAGGTAGACGTGATTCGTGATCGTATGAATTACGAACAACCTATTCACCCATCGCTTCAGAATCTAGAGGATGATCACAAACTACATCCCGAAAAGGTCAAGACGTGGATCGCTGCATGGAAAGATCAGAAAGACCCCATATCCAAACAGTATGTCAAACATATGCAAGTCTATCTCCGGTCTGGAGTGTGGTTAGATGATCAGTACGGTTTGAATCGCGACAAGGTAGCAACACCATACTCAGTTGCTCTTGCATATGACAAGGACGGTATTGCAAAACGAACTAAGGGTGTTTTCTATCCGGACTTGGGGCGCGTATGGAAATAAGAGATGACTCTGAACTTCAAAACTTGGTGATGACCAAGAAACGTTTTCAGGGAATGATTGAACTGACTGTCAAAGATCTTTCTTTAAACTACTTGGACTCTATTGTTTATCTTTGTGAGAAACATGGCATTGATGTTGAAGACGTGAAGAAATATATCAGCCCCGTAATCAAAGATAAGTTGGAAGCTGATGCGAAGCGCCTTAGATACATTCAAGGCGGAGACACAGAACTACCCATTGATTGATATGAAATATTATTTTACTAGCGAAAGTGTGAGTGATGGTCATCCGGATAAGGTCGCAGATCTGATATCGGATGCAGTCGCTACATACTTAATTGACAAGAACCCTACACACCGTGCAGCTGTCGAGACAATGGTCACCACCAACTCTGTGACACTGGCGGGTGAGTACAAGTCTGACGTTGACATAGATCACATTCGAACCATTGTCGCAAACACCATTAATAAAATTGGTTATGAACAAGATGGGTTCGATTGGCGTACATTTAGTTTTGAGAATAAACTACATGGACAGTCCGCAGATATTGCACTCGGCACCGATGACTTTGGTGCGGGAGATCAAGGATTGATGTTTGGGTATGCGTGTCGCGAGACCGACAATTATATGCCTCTTGCGATATCACTGAGTCATCGTATACTTCAAAGGTTGCGTGAAAAGACTGATTTAGGTCCAGACATGAAGTCTCAAGTTACCGTGGAGTATGCAGGCATAGGTACACCCGTGCGAGTTGACAAAGTAGTTTGTAGTGTTCAACATCCAGAAGACATGTCCATCGAGACTGTCCGATCAATCGTTCGTGCACAGATTGAAATAGAACTGGACGATTGGATCGACGAGAAGACTCAGTTTTTGATTAACCCGACTGGACGATTTGTAATCGGTGGACCAGACGGTGATACAGGTGTAACAGGCCGTAAGATAATTGTTGATACTTATGGTGGTTACTGTCCACATGGTGGTGGTGCATTTTCAGGTAAGGACTGCACCAAGGTCGACCGTAGTGCCGCATACATGGCGAGATACCTCGCAAAGAATCTAGTCGCAAAGAACCGTGCGACCAACTGTACCGTACAATTGAGTTATGCGATTGGTGTAACAGAACCCACAAGTTTGTATGTCTATGCTGACGGGGTGGTTCGCCCAGACCTAATCAAATACATAAATCAACGAGTTGATCTCACACCCAAGGGTATTATTGATCGATTTGATCTGTTCAATCTGGATCTGACCACCACCACAAACTTTGGACACTTTGGTAGAGATGATCTACCGTGGGAGAAATTAGATCTCAGTTGAAAAACGCAGAGCGTTACTCACCTATGGCGATAACAATGCCGCGCCGCCGATCGAACTGCCCGACACTAAGTTGTTTCAGTCAGAACGAGGATCACTGGCGCGTAATTACTTCGAAAACAAGCTGGAACTCATCAATGAACAATACAAGAATCTAGTGGAGTTATCCAAGTTGAATGATTATCTCTACAATGCTGAATACAACTTTGTTCCCCGTGTTGGGGTAACGTACCATCTTTACCTTGTCGAAGGTAAACCGATCATAAGTCTAATTGAACCACATCAATGGGACAAGGAACACTTAGGATCGTATGTATATACTGCTGACTCTGTTTGGAAACCACTTGAAATCACTGAATAGTTTTGGTACTATATACTATGTCGGGTTATACGTTCCGACACACATACATTTAAATACACTGTTTATACGAGGAAACTCATATGTCTTTTGCAAATCTAAAACGCAACCGTAACAATATCGCTGACTTGGTTGCAGCAGCAAACCCCGAAACCAAATCTGATAAGTCATCATACGTCGATGATCGAAAGTGGAAACCCACAGTCGACAAGGCGGGTAATGGTTATGCAGTAGTTCGATTCTTGCCAGGAAAGGATGGTGAGGTACCATTCGTGCGATACTGGGATCACGGTTTCAAAGGCCCAACTGGACAATGGTACATCGAGAAGTCACTGACATCTATCGGTCAACAAGATCCTGTTTCAGAAATGAACAGCGAACTCTGGGCGACTGAGACAGATGACAACCGTGCACTCGTGCGTGAACGTAAGCGTCGTCTTCACTATGTGACCAACATCTATGTTGAGTCAGATCCGTCTAATCCTCAGAACGAAGGCAAAGTCTTCCTGTACGAGTTTGGTAAAAAGATCTTTGATAAGATCATGGATCAGATGCAACCACAGTTTCAAGATGAAACACCGGTTGATCCCTTTGACTTCTGGGAAGGTGCTTCCTTCAAGTTGAAGATTCGTAATGTAGAAGGTTATCGTAACTACGATAAGTCTGAGTTTGCAGGTCAGTCAGCACTACTTGGTGGTGATGATGAAGCACTCGAAGGTGTGTACAATCAAATGTACGATCTAAACGAGTTCACTGATCCTTCGAACTACAAGACTTACGATGAGTTGAAGGCTCGTCTTCAGATGGTTCTTGGTGAGCGGTCTTCTGCTCCGGTGACAACTCGTCAACAAGTTGAACTGGAGACGGTACGTGAACCTGCGCCAATGCAGCAAACGTCTGCCCCAGAGCCTCGATCGACTGCCACAGACGACGATGAAGATACGATGTCATTCTTCGCCAAACTGGCAAACGAGGACTAACCCGTCGCATAAGCACTTGCCCGTGTGCGGTTATCATTAACTGGTGACGCCATGGGCATATTCCCCATCTGATTACTTACATTATTTTGATTAGAAGACTTCACAGAGTTGTCCTGAATAATAATTGGGGCAGCCTGTGAATTTCCCACATTAGCAAGAGTTTCAGAACTCAATTCATCTGATATCAT